TACACCGAACTTACAAAATCGAACGATTCAGGTCCTGAGCATGAAGTGGTTTATGTCAATGAATACATCCACAATGAAAGCTTGGCGCAGTACAACGGTATGTCCACGATTGGATTTACCGTCAAGTCAACTGGTGAAGTTTCAGACATTAGTCAGCTGAGGCTTTGGGCAGCGACTGGAATCCCCGTCACTCGTTTGATTGAAGGCGACAATGCCCCAAGCAATCTTTTTGCTGATCTTGTTTTTTATCTGCTGTCTAATAAGACCCAAGGCGTTGGCAACGTTGTGCCCAGCGAGTTGATTGATGAGGATTCGCTTAGGACGACTGCACGTTTCTTACGTGCCAATCGTATTTTTTACGATGGCGTCCTTGAAGACAGCGAAAGCTTCCGCAGCTTTCTGTATGACAATGCAGCGTTGCAGCTGTGCAACTTTACGATCAAGAATGGTCGTTTTGGAATGCAGCCTGCATTGCCATTCGACTCAAGTCACAAAATCAGCCTGGAACCGATTCAAGTTGAGCAAATTTTTACCGCAGGCAACATCATCGAAGATTCATTGCAACTGCAATACATCGATGTTTCGTCGCGTTCAAATATTCAAGCGGTCGTGACTTGGCGCGTGACTGTACAGAACGATCTGCCTTATCAGGCAACCGCATTGATGCACTGGTCAGATCTGCCAATCAATGAACGAGCAGCTACCAAGCAAGCGTTTGACCTCAGTGAGTTTTGCACTAACCGCGAGCAGGCATTGCGAACTGCAAGGTTCTTGCTAAGCACCCGTCGCAGGATCACCAAAACAGTCAGCTTCCAAACTGTGCCTGATGCTTTAGGCGTTCAGCCTGGCTCATACATTCGAGTGATTACAGAAGCCAGCACTTACAACTCCACAGCAAACGGATCAATTACGGATGCAGGAACGCTGGTCAGCATCACCAGCATCGCTGATGGAACGTACAACGCCTTGATTTACAAGCCAAGCACGTCAGAAGTCATTGAAACTGACCTAACGATTGCCAGCAATCAAGTCAGTGACTCGACGTATCACGGTTCGTTGTTCACATTGCTTGGCGCTGACACGGACTACAGCGTTTATCAGATTGAGTCGTTGAATCTTGAAGAGGATGGCCTGGTGTCCATCAGTGCGGTCGAAGTGCCCACAGATGCGTCTGGCGTTAGCATCGTAGCTAAGGACGTTTTGACGCCGGGCAACTTTACGGTGCTTGAGTGATGGCTTTTCCGTCGTTGACGCCAACAGGCCGTCAGTTCACGCCAGGGAATTTTCCTAGCAAGACCTATAACTCACAATCTGGGGCAGAGGTGCGGATTCTGTATGGATCACGGCGTGTCAATGCCACGTTGAGTTTGTCTTACGCCAACGTGACAGATGCCAATGCTGAATCGTTTTTGGACGATTACAGCGATCAGCTGGGCACGTTCCGCACTTTTACGTTGCCGTCGATTGTTTTTGAAGGCTGGTCTGGATCATTGGCAACACTTGACGCTCCAGCTGGTACGAAGTGGAGATATGACGGGCAGCCACAAGTTCAGGCGGTGCGCCCTGGAATTAGCAGCGTTACAGTGGCATTGCGAGCGGTGGCGTAATGGCAAAGGTTTACACCGGCAGAGATGGCGTGATGCAACTCGCCGGAACGACCCTTGCCAAGGTCGTAAATTTTTCGCTGTCAGCCAATCTTGAGACACTTGAAACCACAACGCTGAGCGAAAGCATCCGCAGTTATACGCCTGGCATCTCGGGCTATAGCGGCAGCGCAACGTTGCTGTATTACAAGGATGACAGCAACAACATCAACACGAGTGACCTGCTGAACAAGCTCTACAAAACCGGGACCACAGGCGTCAGCAGTTCAGACACTGTTGAGTTGACTTTCCGCTGGGTGGACGGTGCAGACAACAACGACATCAAACTGACGGCGTATATCACCAGCGCGAATATCGGCGCATCAACTGGCGAGATTGTCAGAGCTGAGATTGCGTTCCAGGGAACAGGAGCACTGTCCACGGTCACAATCTCATGAGCGTTTACCTTGGCACCCATGGGGAAGTCGAGCTGCAGCGGCAGTTTGATGGCAGCGATCTGCGCTCCACAATCAACCCGTCAGATGTCAATGCAACCCAAAAGCGGTTCAGTTTTGACTTTGAGCATGGCCAGCTGTTGAGCGGTGACCAGATTGAGATCACCAGTACAGACGGCACGGCGCTTGATTTCATCGACAACTACACCAAGACCAGCGTTAAAAAATTCATCAACGTTGATGAGCTAGACGGCATCAGGCTTTATGACTCGTTTGCTAATGCGGTGAATGGTGGAACGGCTAATGCCACTGCTCTTGCCACGCCTGCAAACGACCTGCCGATCCGCGTCAAGGTTGAGAACGCAGAGTACAAAGTCCTGGCCCAGGTCAATGGCTTTGAGCTGAACACTGAGCGCGAGACCGTAGACACCACCACGTTGTCTGATGATTTCCGCAGCAGGATCAGCACGTTGATGTCCGGTTCTGGCCGGATGTCTGCGTTTTGGGAGTACACCGGCAACACCAGCCAAGAGCTGCCGAACTACTTGGTCGAACTGTCGTTAAGAACGCGAGTTGGTAGTCAGTTCAAGGCTCGTTTTTATATCAAGCGTAATGACCACAACCCTGGTGGTGTAGCGGCAAACGACAACGATGAGATCTTTTATCAATTCACTGGTGTGCTGACTGGTTGCGCTGTGCAGTTTGCTCCAAACAACACTGTGCAAGTTGAGGCTGATTTCATCACTACTGGCTTGATTCAGTTGCGAATGGATCTAGAGGTGCCTGACAAGCTGTTGCAGGAGAACACAGACGACATCTTGTTGGAGCAGGGCACAACTGACGCGATCTTGCTGGAATCGTCCTAATCCCAGCCCTATGATGGATCTATAGTGGTTCATGCGTAGGGTTTCATGGCTGACCTTAAGATCAGTGCCCTTAACAGCCTTGCGGGGGCTGATCTGGTTGCCGCAGACGTGGTTGCTGTTGTTGACGACAGCGCGAGTGAAACTAAGAAGCTGACAGTCAGTGATCTGATTGCAAACGGCGTAACGCTGATTTCAAACAGCACGATTCCAAGCGCGAAGATTTTGTTCTCAGCAGGAAGCGTTGCTACGGCTTCTGTTGCCGATGCTGGCATCACCACAGCCAAAGTGGCTGATTCGTCGATCACGGCAGCCAAATTGGCCGATAACTCCAGCGTGACGCTGGTGTCAACGCTGCCTGGTTCGGGCGACTTCACAGGTCAGATTGCACTCGATACCGACGACAACAAGATCTACATCTGGGACGGGTCTGCCTGGGATTCAGTCAAAGGCGCTGGTTCGATCAACGTCGTTAACGGCAGCACCAGCGGCATCGTCAATATCACCACGTCCACCAGTGGTGACACAGTTACCGTCAGCACGACGCTGGACGACACATCCACAGCTGCGCAGTTCCTTGCTGGCCCGACTGGATCTGGTGGCACGGTTGGCTATAGGGCGATCATCGGAACAGATCTGCCGACTGCAAGCAGTTCTGCGAAGGGTGGCGTCATTGTCAATGGCAATGGCCTGGCAATGTCTGGTGACACAATCACCGTCAACAACAGTGTCACTGCAGAAACAAGTGAAAACCACATTGTTCAATATGACGCCAATGGTTTGATCACTGGCGGTCGAGCGATTGTTGCAGGTGATGTCCCAGTAGCAACGTCTTCTGCAACTGGCGCAGTCAAGCCTGGCTCAGGTCTTGAGGTTACGGGTGCAGGTGCAATCAACCACTCGAACAGTGTGAGTGCTGCGACCGCTGCCAAGGTCACCTTTGACGCTCAGGGTCACATCACGGCAAGTGAGGCATTAGCTGCCAGTGATGTTCCTGATCTTGACGCGAGCAAAATCACAACCGGAACTCTGCCAACTGCCCGCTTGGCAAATGATGCGGTCACGGCAGACAAACTTGGCGACAAATCAACCACCACGATTGCTGAAACTACTCCAGCAGGCGGAACTTTTATTGGTCAAGGTCACCTCAACAGTATTTCGGGCGACTTCCTGATTTGGGACGGAAACGTCTGGCAGCCGATTGGTGTCAGCGTTGGCGAGATTGTTCTTGCTGGTACTTACAACGCCAGTACCAACAAGATGGCGACCGTTACCTCTGAAGGTACATCGCTTAGTTATGTCGTTGGTAGTGCGCTGCCTGCAGCTTCTGCTTCCAATAAGGGTTACTACGTTGTCGTTAGCACCGCTGGCACTGGAACGTCACCCGCTCCAACTGTTGCGCTGAACCCGCCTGACTTCTTGCTGTCTACAGGCACGGCTTACACCGAGATTGACGTTTCAAGCACGGTGATCGCGCAGCAAGCGTCAAACGTTGCGTTTACTGCTGCAGGCAATATCTCAGCAACCAACGTTCAATCTGCGATTGAAGAACTTGATAGTGAAAAAGTT